GCTGGCCGGAGCGTTGTGGGCGGTGGCGAATACGTTGACGGTTTTTGCGATCCGCGATGTGGGGCTGGCGGTGGCGTTTCCGAAATTCGGCAACGGGCTGCTTGCTGTCGGCAAGATCGTTTGGGACGCCGAAATGAAGTGGTCCCCGCTGGCTTTGGCGATTAGTGGCGTAACGGCGCTTATTGCGGGCGTGCAGGGCTTTTTTGAAAGCGTCGGTAATTTTGCAAAGCACCTGTTTGGCATCAAGACGCCAGAACAAGCCCTATTGCCCGCCGCCGCCGAGGTGCCAACGCAGCCGGTTCCGGGTGTAAAAGCGCCCGCATTGCCCGCTGCGGCCAAGGTTCCCGCACAGCCCACGAAGCCCATTCCCGATCAAGGCATGGCCGCGCGCATTGGCGACTGGCTACACGACACGGTAGTCGCACCAATTCGGCGCCGCTTGGCACAGATGGCCACCATCGGCACTGCGCTCAAGAACGTAACCGGCGATGCGCTGACCGCTTTTGGCGGTTGGCTGCAAAAGAAGTGGAACGAAGTGCTTACTGGCGTCGGCAATTCCACGGTGGTCGTGCTGGCAAAAATGGCGTTGAAGTCGGCAACGTCTTATGCAGACAACATCAATGCTGGCGCGAAAAAATGGGGCGATGCCATCGTTAATGCCGTAACCGGGCCGCTGCAAAAAATAGCCACCTGGATCAGCGCAAACTGGTTCAAGTTGCTATCTCAAGTCGCGGTTGGCGGCCCAGCCAACGCAACCATTATAACGGGAGTTTTGAACGCCGGGGAAAAGTGGGCAAAGGGCGTCAACGCCGCCCACGACAAGCCGCAAGCCAAAATGCCGCCCCCGCCAACTCTACGCGTGGTGGTCAACAACACAACCAACATTGACGGCAAAAAAGTTGCCGAGCACGTAACCCCCCACGTTTTCAAAGCGATGGGCGGTCCTGGTCGCGGTTCATCGTCCTATGATGCGTCGCATACTCTCCCGCACGTCGCCACGGGGCACTAATGACAGCCAGCGCCATGACACTCGGGCCTGTGACCTTTCAAGGGTCAGAGGTTCCCGACAAGCTGCCGTTTGGCGGCGAACAATCGGTCATTATTCACAAGCTGATCGGCGGCGCCCGCGTGGTTGACGCGATGGGCCGCAATGACCGCGACCTGACATGGAGCGGGCGTTTCTTCGGCCCCGGCGCATTAACCCGCGCAAGGATCGTGGATGCGTTGCGCATTGCTGGTGCAGCGGTGCCGCTTGCCGTCGATCAACTGTCCTACACGGTGGTCATCAAAGCGTTTGAAGCCGACTTTGAACAATCGTGGAACGTGCCCTACTCCTGCACTTGCGTCATCGTGACGGATAACGCGGCGCCCGGTCCTGTAGGCGCGGGTTCGGCTCTCGACACGCAAATGGCGGGCGATTCCAACAACGCGGGCTTTTTGGTATCGCTGGTGCAAGGCATTGCGGATGTGTCGCTGTTTGGCGGCAGCCTGCAAACCCAAATGACCGGCATCACGTCGCTGGTATCGCAGGTGCAATCGGTGGTTGGGTCCATATCGGGTTTTGCGTTTGCCGGGCTGGCCACACTTGCGCCGGTTTCATCCGCTATTGTCAGCGCGCTGTCATCGGTCAATTCGCTGGCCAACACACTGGGCGGCGCGATCACGGTTAGCGGTGTCGGGGGGGCTGTAGGCGGTGCGCAGAACATTGCCGCCACCATCCTGGCGCAACAATCGATCACCAGCGCGGCGCCGCTTGTAAGCGCCCTGTCGAACACGTTGACGCGGATGCAAAGCAACACGGCCAACATTCCGACCAGCGGGGCGTTGATCGTTACGGCGGGCGGTTCGCTCTATAACATGGCTGTCACGGCCTATGGCGACGCAACCGAATGGACCACGATTGCGGCTGCAAACGGCCTGACCGATCCTGTCTTGTCGGGTATCCAGACCATTGTGGTCCCAAGCGCGCCTAGCGGTCTTGATGGCCTGTTTTCGCTGTGACTGGTGTAAAGCAGCCGCAATCCGCCGTTGCACGCGCGCCGCGCGGCATCGTGCAAATCGCGCTGTCGTTGGGCGGCCAGCTTGTGCCGGTGCCATTTGTTGACCTCGAAGTGAACAACAACACCTTTTATGCCGCCGATACGTTCCGGGTCCACTTGCCTGTGTCCGGCTTGCCCGCCACGCTGACCCTCGAAATGTTGTTGGCAACACAGCCTGACATCTACGTCGAATGCTGGGCGGGCTTTCCGTCCGACCCGACGTCCTACACAACCGGCGGCCTCTCGCGCCTGATCTATGGCAAGGCCGACGAAGTGACGTGGGACATGGCCACCAACGCGATGGAGATCAGCGGGCGGGATTTGTCATCGATCTTTATCGACAACAAGACCGAACAAAAATACCCCAACCTGACCAGCAGCCAGATCGTCGCAAAACTGGCCGCAACGGCGGGCCTGAAAGCCAATGTCGTGGCCACCGGCACCAAGGTCGGCAAATACTACGACGTCGATCACGTCCGGCTACAGGATGATCGCACGCAATGGGATTTGCTGACCTATCTGGCGCGCGAAGAGCAATACGTGGTCTATGTCGAAGGCACGACGCTTAACTTTATCCCGCAGCCCAAAGACAGCCAGACACCGTACCAGTTCACGTATTCGCCCGCGCCGACACTGGGCGGATCGATCGGGCTGAATGCCGAAAACATCAAGATCACGCACCAAAAGACGCTGGCCAAAGGCGTCACGGTCACGGTGCGTAGCTGGAACCAGAACCAGTCAAAGACCTTCACCAAAAAAGCCACCGCATCGCATGTCAATTCCGGGCTGGGCAAAGGCGGGTCGGGCGGTTCGATCAAGGGTTCGCCGCAGAATTACAGCTACACCATCGCCAACCTGACACCCGATCAGGCGCAGCAAAAGGCCAACAGCTTGCTTGCCGAAATATCGCGGCACGAGATCAAGGCGGAAATCGAAGGCCCCGCCGACAACGCCCTGTCGCGCACGGATGTCATCCAGATCACAGGGACCGGCACCGTGGTTGACACACAGGTTTTTCATATCGCCAGCATCGTGCGAACGCTGTCCATGGCCGATGGGTACAAGTGGAAAGTCGAAGCCAAAAACCACAGCCCTGAATCAACGGTAACGGCATAATGTCAGCCGCCGCGCTCGCCAACCATATGCGCCAAATCGCCAAGCAGGCGGTAGCGTCCATTTCCGTCGCAATGCCCGGAATCATTAAATCAGTGAACCCCGCAAACGGCGCGGTCAAGGTGACGCTTCAGCCGGGCGGTATCGAGACGGGCTTTATTCCATATATGTCGGCGCTGACCGGGGCGTCGGGCATCGTGGCACTGCCTCTGCAAGGCGCGCAAGTGCTGGTGGTGTTCGATCACGGCGACAATGAGGCAGGGGTCGCGGTCGGTTCGCTGTGGGACGTCAACAACAAACCGCCTGCAAACTATGCGCCCGGCGAGGTGTGGCTGACCAACGTATCAGGCAGCGTGGTCAAGATCACGAACGACGGCAAGATCACGGCCACCGACAAGTCCGGTTCGATCGTCGTTTTAAGCGGCGACGGCAAGGTAACGATCACCGCATCAGGCGGCCTGACAATCAATGCGAACGTGACCGTCAACGGCAAAGTTACAGCGACCGGCGAAGGCACGTTCAGCGGGCACACCGTTACGCAGCACACCCACGGCGGCGTCACGGCGGGCGGCGCATTTACCGCAACACCGACAGGATAGGCCATGCCCAACACCGTCGATGACTTTTTTCACTGGTACGGTGCCGATCTGGTGCAAACCCCCGCAAGCGATGTGCAACGGTCAAACGGCGTCTTGAAAAGCCAACAGCGCGTTATGCGCCGCCTGATGACCAACCCCGGCGATTATCCGTCGCATCCAACTTACGGCGGCGGCCTGGGGCAATGGGTGGGCCGGTTGGCGGACATTCCCAAGATCACCGCGCTAATCGTCGGGCAGATGGCGCTTGAGGCGACGGTTTCGCAAAATCCGCCCGCGCAAGTGTCGGTGGTGGCGCTCGCAAACGGCACTTTCAATGTCAACGTCACCTACACCGTCGCGCCGGAACAACTGCCCGCGTCTCTCAATTTTTCGGTGAAAGAATAGACAATGGCAATCAACACGCAGACCAAAACCGGCCTTGTCGGGCAGATGGTCACGGCTGTGCAGTCGTGGGCCAGCGGCTTTGTCGATTTTGCTATCGGGTCGATTCCACTGGCCGTGGTCGAAGCTGTGGCCGATGTCGCGCTGTGGTTGCAGGGCCTGATTATCTACTTGTTAACGATCACGCGCGCCGCCACCTCCACCGGCTCCAACCTCGATACATGGCTGGCCGACTTTGGTTACACCCGCGCGCAAGCCATCGCCGCAACCGTCAACCTGACCTTTGGCCGCTACAATTCATCGGGCGCGACCTATGTGCCGGTTGGCGCTAGCGTACAAAGCGCGGATGGGTCGCAAATCTTTATCGTCGGCACCAACATCGCCAATGGGGCCTATAGCGCCACGGCGGGCGGCGCGGGCGTTCCCGGCTATGTCTTGGGCATCGGCACCGCTACGGTCGCCAACGTGCCCGCAGCGGCGTCGGCGGCGTCGGCTGCAAGCAATGTCTTGGCTGGTACGCTGGTGGTTATCACGTCGCCCATCACCGGCATCGATTACGTCACCAACCCCACGGCGGCGATTAGCGGCGCCAATGCGGCAACCGACACGCAGGCCCGCGCCGGGTTCGTCACCTATCTGGCGTTGCTGGCCCGCGCGACACCCGCCGCCGTGGCGGCTGCGGCGGCGGGCGTGGCGGGCGTGCAAATCTCGACGGTGCTGGAAAACACCACAATCGGCGGCACATACCTGCTCGGCTCCACGTTGGTGGTGATCGATGACGGCAGCGGAACGCCTTCGGCTGCCCTGCAAGCGGCTGTCGCAGCGGCGGTCAATCTGGTTCGCCCGCTCAATTCGATCACGCAGGTGTCGGGGCCGTCGGTGGTTTCTGCGGCGGTTGTGGTTTCGGTCAAGGTGGCAACGGGTTACAACGCGGCATCGGTGGCCAGCGCGGTTCAAGCGGCTATCACGTCCTACATCAACGCAACCGGGTTCCTCGCCTCGCTGCCCTACACGCGGATTTCGCAGATTGCTTATGACGCCAGTGCGGGCGTGGCCAACGCGACCGGCGAGACGCTGGCTGGCGGCACGGCGGACCTTGTGGCGACTGGTACGCAGTTGATCCGCACCACATCCGTCACCATCAACACATACTAAGGCTAACACCATGGCGACTGGCGACCAGGGCGACGTCACAACCCGCCTGCTTAATCAAATGCCGCGCGGTTGGTTCGACCAAAGCGCAAAAACCCTTCTTACCGCGCTTTTAATCGGCCCCGCCTCGGCGCTGTCGTGGGCCTATAGCTTGTGGGCTTATGCCAAGCTGCAAACGCGCATCACGACCGCGACCGACGGCTATCTTGACCTGGTTGCACTCGACTTCTTCGGCGGCACGTTGGGGCGCTTCCCAAGCGAAACCGATACTAACTACCGAACCCGCATTTTGGCGCTGCTGTTGCATCCCGGCGGCACCCGCGCGGCAATGGTCAAGGTCATCACGGCCCTAACCGGCGTTGCGCCGACGATCATGGAACCCGCCAACCCGATCGACACCGGCTGCTATAACGGCCCCTATCTTGGGTACGGCGTGGCGGGTGCTTATTCCAACGCGGCGCTGTTCGGTTTCCAAGGGCTGATGACTGTCAAGCGCGGCGTAACCGGCGTGCCCGACGCGCAGCTTTATGCCGCCGTGGCCTCGACCAAACCGGCATCGTCTATCCCCTGGACCAGACTTAGCAATTAAGGATCACCATGGACCGCTTCACCCCCACCCCTGGCACGATCCCATACGACACCGACCTGTTGCAGGCGCAACGCTGGTCGCTGATGGGCCTGGGCGCGGCAATGCAGGATTTGCTTGGCGCAACCACGGTTGTCGGCGGCGCGCTATGCACGCCCGTTGGCGGCAACATGCAGGTGCAAGTCGGGCCGGGCCGCATCTACACCTACGCCGCAGTTGACGCGACGGCTTATGGCTCGCTTGTTGCCGATACCGCAGACAGCACGATTCAGCAGGGGCTTGCGTGGGGCCAAACCGCACTGACCCTGACCGCGCCGGGAACGGCGGGCTACAGTCAAATCTATTTGATCGAGGGGCAGTATCAACAGGTCGATAACTTGCCCGTCGTGTCGCAGTATTACAACCCGTCGAACCCCACCACGGCACTGCCCGGCGCGAACGTCAACACGCGCCGCCAAGGTCTGTTTGCGTTGCAGGCGAAGGCGGGAACGGCAGCGGTATCGCCGGTTACGCCGACGCCGGATTCGGGCTGGACGCCGCTTTACATAGTGACGGTCGCATACGGCCAGACCGCAATTATCGCGGGCAACATCGCGGTTGCGGCAAACGCGCCGTTTCTTGAAGCGCCGATAGGGCGGCAATTCCAAACATGCTCCGGCAACCCCACCGGCCAGTTGGCGGGCACGACCGGCACGGTGATTACGCCAACCACGTCGCCGGTGTTTCCGTCGATCGCGTGGGATTCCACCAACGGCAACTTGTGGATTTGCGTTAGCACCGGCACGACATCAACGGCGGCATGGGCGCAGATCGGTTCGAGCGGCGCGGGGTTCTATTGCACCGTCGCATCGATGAATGCGACCACAGCAACCCTAAACACGCCAGCGGCGATGACCGCGTTTGCCGCCGGTACGCGCATCGCGGCACTGGCAAGCGCAACCAACACCGGCGCCTATACGATCACCGTGGGCAGTTTCGGAACCTATGCTGTGCGCAAGGCCGGATTAACCGGACCGATCGCGCCGGTCGGCGGGGAGATGGTCAGCGGCGAAATCATTACGCTGGTTTTTGACGGCACTTATTTGCAACTGGCAGACACGGCGCTGGGCACGGCGGCGATGGCGAATGCGTCATCGGCAACGGGCAAGGTTGCGGCGGTTAACGGTACGCCGACATCGGGGAACTTGGCGGCATTCACTGACGCGCTGGGCACCGTTGGCAATGGCCCCGCGCTGTCATCGGCGCAAACTATTGTGGCGGCGGTTTCAGGCGCAACGGTGGTTGGACATATCCCGCTGTTTACCGACACCACGGGCACGCTTGCCGAGGGGCCGATCCCGTCATCGTCAACCGGCACACTTGCGGCAGTCTCGGGGGCTGTGCTGGCCGGGCACCTTGCCGTGTTCAGCGATACGGTCGGCACGGTTATCGACGGCGGCGCACCAACCAACGGCGCGCCATCGGTTATTACGACATCGCAAACGCTTTCGCCCGGCGTCTATGCAATCGACACATCGGGCGGCGCTATCACCATCACCCTGCAAGCAACGGCGGCGGGGGTTTACACGTTTCTTGATGCCGAAGCGACGTGGGCCAAAAACATATTCACGCTTGCGGGCAACGGCCACAACATCGGGCCGGTTTCGACAAACACCACCACGCCATTTCTTTGCGACGTTTCCGATGCGCAGTTTTCCTGCATCGGTCTTGGCACATATTGGAGGCTTATCTAATGCGCCTGTCAGACTTTCTTAACAGCAGCGTTTCGCTGTCCACCACGGCCAGCCTGACCGTGGGCGCCGGGTTTCTGGGCATCTTTGGCTCGGGCAATTATCAGGTGTTTACGGCGTCGGGGACTTGGACCGTTCCGACCGGCGTGACGCTGGCGCGGGTGCGCGTGGTTGGCGTGGGGCCGATCGAAGACCTGGCGTTTCGATTCGCCGATGAAGGCGGGCGATCGCGGGCGACCACCGTCATCGTTGGCGGCGCCGGGGTGGGAAAGACGTCGCTCCTGTCGTCGA